AAATTTCTTTTTAAACATTCTTTTTCAAATTCTATTTCAGCAAATTTACCTTCTAAGGATCTTTGGCTATATTGTCCCATTACGAACCACAATCCCATTTCTTTAGTGCTAAAGCCTTCCTTGTTGGCCTGCCCTTAGAATCCTTCATAGGCCCAGGAACACCACTCATACGGGCACAGAAAGACTTCCTACGAGCAGCCTTCTTAGGAGACTTTGCAGCTTCCTTAGCGGACACGGGAGGCTTCAGGTTAGCGCCTTCCTTGTTCTTAAAGTATGCCCTGCCTTTGGCGTTTAAGCCACCTTCTGGGTTCTGATATACTTTCTTTACCATTATTTCTTCGCAGTCTTCTTAGCTTGTTTAAAGGCCTTAGCAGTGGGGGCACCTTTGGAGCCGACCTTACGCATCTTCTCACCAGATCCCTCTGCTATCCGTTTACGCTTAGCATTGATGTTGGCATAGAGGCCGGGCTTCATTTCTTGGCCTTTGACTTTGCTTTACGGGCAGTAGACAGAGCAATCGCAATTGCCTGCTTCTGCGGTTTACCAGCCTTCATCTCTTTACGAATGTTCTCAGAGACGGTCTTTTTTGAGTATCCTTTTTTGAGTGGCATTATTTCATCCTCTTTGCTTTTTTCTCTTTTGCTTCCATAGCCTTAGACTCTGAACTTTCGTGCATCTTCATGCCCTTAGCGGATTTGTAGCCTTCTTTCTTGGCATAGGACTCTGCTGCTTTTTTACCTTTAGCAGTATATGGGAACTTCTTCTTTCCGACCATTGGCATACTATTCTCCTTAGAATTGGAATTGAACTGCGGTTTCAGGGATAAACTCGACTGTTGCTATGTAGGTTACTGTGTTAGTGCTAGAGTTTTGTACACGAATCTGGTCGCCAGCTTGTAAAACTACCTCTGCCTCTCCATCTAATCTAATAAACTCACCAGCACCTAAGTTCTTACCACCAACAATGAAGTACTCAGTGTTAGTAGAAACATCATACCAATAGACCTTTGGAGTGTCGTTGCCGGTAAGACTAATGATGTACATTAACTGCCAAAGACCAGTATTCTTAGTAGGCACCGTAAGAATAGTATCCTTGGTAGTAGTTGCCTTAGTTGTAACTGCTGAGACTTTTCTGCTCATATTAACCTATTTTAAGAACTAAGCTGAGTAGTAGAACTACGATGAAACCAGTAGTACCTAGAAGGATCTGTTCTAGTCTCTTTAGCCTAGCGTTGATGCCTGCATAGCGTTCAGCGCAGACTGCTTCATGGGTATCAAGTTGGCCTTTAACTTGGTCTATTGGTGACATCACTATCTCCACTTAGGTCCTTCCATCCAGGCTACTAGCGAGTGTCTAGTGCCCTTGGTTACGGGGTTTACCTTATGAACTACAAAGGATGGAAACACTAAAACAGTTCCTTGTGTCTTAAGGTGTTCTTGTTTAGGGGCGCTGAGATGTAACGGCTGCATCTCAAACTCTCCACCTTCATACTCTTCTGGGCTAGACAGTTGGCACACTAGAGATAACTTCCTGTGTACTTGTCTACCATCATCCCAGTTTACATCATTGTGCCAATTATAATAACCTTGGTCTTCTGCGTTGTACTCTGTAAACTGAATCTCATTTAAGTGCCACAACTCAGATCCAAAGGCATTATGATTGGCAATATGAAATAAGTTTGTTATCTCATGGTACAGCCAACCAAGGTCTTTATTGTCTCTATTGATCCATCTAACCTTACTTCTACGAATCTTGGTGTCTACATTAGAGCCTTGGAAACCTATTACTGCATCCTGCGGTTCTATCTCTTTTGCTTGTTCTATTATGGTGCTACAAAGTTCTTTAGGATACCGTTGCTGCCACATCTGCCACATTGCGTTCAAGGCAACGTCCTTATAAAGTCCTGTGCCGCCTGCTCAGACATCACATTACCATCTGCGTCTTGTAGTTCTGCACCTTCCGCAACTGCCTTCTTAAACTCTGCGTAGTCTGTGTTGGCAGGGTCAAATGGGATGTTTGCGCTATCAAATAGACGAATTAAATTTTGCTGGTTGGCAAATCCGTTTTGCAATTTATACATTTATAACTCCGATGCCGCAGAAAAATGAACATTACATTCGGTTTGGTCTGTTGCTCCAGACGACTTATACATATAAAGAAAATTGGTTCCTACAATACCCCCAGCTGAAACTGACACGTTTGTGGCCCCAGTATCGTTACGGTAATTTCCTGTTGCGCTATTTGCTGGAGAATAGAAAACAGTAGTAGGGCTTGCTCTTTTTGTTACTTTGAACGGATAAGAATAAATTAGTAGGGAACCCGTTGGACAAAACCAGATTGCCCCATTTTGTGTATTTGTTGGAACTGCTGTACCTGAGTCATAAGAAGTCTCAAAATACCGCTGACACATCGCCAACTCACGCCCATAGTCTCTGCGCTCAAACGGGGTAGCAACAGAGCCTACTTCGAGTTGAACGCCTGTAACATACCAATCCGCACTAAGGGTTGAAATAACACGGACAGACGATGCAACACGCACATCTAAAGCACCATTCCATGCGTTTACGGTTCCTTCATAGTCAGAGCCGCTTCCCAAATCAAAGTAAACAACAAGACCCGTACCATTGTTTGTTACCCATGAGCCAGAAGTATCGCCAGCAACTGTTACTGTCTTTTGCTCCCAAGTGTTTGCAGCAGATATGGAATAAGTAAAAGGATATGATCTTGCAAACGCTGCCCCAACTAACGCACCGCTAAATGTTCCTGTAAGACTTGACCGAACCCAAAACGACAGAGTTACAGTCTTGGCATTAGCGGTCCCCCACCCTAAGTCTGCAACATTGAAACCCTCAATTCGTTGCTGAAGAGTGTAAAAGTCAGATGCAGCAATACTTGCATCAGCGGTTGTTACAGTTACTTTTAATGAATTTATAAATCCTGTTGGAACGGTAGTGCTTTGTTGTAATGTAAAAACACCAGCAGAGCCTTGCCCGTATCCAGCCCAACGGTCTACTGAATAAGTTACCGCAGCAGAATTAATCGTCACCGCCGCACCAGCATTCCTCTGGTCAATCCTCATGTCACCATTGATGATGCGGTTACGGAAGCCTTGCAGACTATCCGCAGTAGGGGTCATGCTATTTATCGTAGCGGTATTGCCGCCACTAGCGTCTTGTATTGTTGTGACCTTTAATGTGCTCACTTAGGATACCTCGCTTTGATTTCTGCTACCTTGGCTTGCCACTCCTCCATCGTAGCCTCACCACGCTGGGCTTTGAAGAACAAGGCATCTGCTTCGGCTATGTAGGCATTACGGCGGTTCTTAGTAGCGATACGGGCTGGCTCAAGTGCGGTCAGCCTAGCAACCTCTGCGGCAATCTCTGCCTCTGTTGGCTGGGTTTGGTTGGTATCGTGCCAGACTAAACCATCTTCCGTGATCGTCCACTCGGCTCCGGGGCGCAAAGATAACAAAGCATCTGTAGTGGTAATCATGCTTTAATTTCCATCAAAATAATTCTTCCGGGGTTTGCCCTGTATCTAAAAGTAAATCCTTCAGGGCTTCTTGACTGAATTTTAACGGTGATCGCAGATGTTCCAGTTGTTGTATAGACCCCATGCAACGGAACTGCTTGACGCAAATCAACTGTATCACCTAGTTTCCCAAGGTTGTCTACTGTATGGTTGATAGTAAAAACATCATTTCCATCCGCAACTAATTTTGATTCTCCAGACAAATTATTTGAGGTTGGTGCTTGAAAATTTGGCATATAAGTAACAATGCAAACTATTTTGTTGCCTGATGCGGCTGGAGTAATGCTTGCAGACAAACCAATATCAATAAATGTCGATGAAGTGCTAGTCAAACCTGTGTTTGCCGCCATTGTCCCTTCAACCATTTGCAGTACAGAGCCAGCAGGTAACTGTGAAGCCGTAATTGATGATGCACTTGTAACCACCGTGCCAGTATTGTCAGGCAGCGTCAGAGTCCTATCTGTGTTTGTATTAGGGGCAGCTATTGTGAGCGTACCTGTGCCACTAGCGTTACTTTGGATTTTTACGAGACTCATCGTTGCCCCTTAACAGGCCATAAGCACACAAGGTACGCAGTAAGAGCCGTCCTCGTAGGTGCAAGTTACATGATTGGATGTGACCTTTGCCACCGTCTTAGAGCGCACAATATCGTCACCTTGTGGCTTAGCAGTACCGTCACCAGCAGACATTAGCAAGTCACCCTTCTGGACAACCACGCCTTGAGCGATGCGGATAATCATGTCACCCGTCATCGCCATGTTAATCTCGTCTACCTGATGAGCCTCGTCATAAGTCCAGTTAACAAATACGCCAGCAACATTGACATCGCCCTCGACATCAGAGACTTTGACCTTGTTTAACTGCTCGTTTTGCACTTCATGGGTCTCGACCTTGACATCGCCAACATTCACACCTTCTGGCAGTTCATCTTCTTCCGTCCAGTAGGTTGTTGGTGCGATGTAAATATTCATCTCATCAAGGTTAGACATAACTGTACCCTTGAGCAAGTTTGGCTTTGTGAGCATCTGCGCCCAACGGGATAGGTGTCCACCGTTGTATGAGACTGTTGTACCTGATACGGAAATAGTTCCTTCTATTGTTCCATCTTGACGGAATAAAACTAAATTTCCATCATCGGCTTTTCTATTTACATCTAAAATGTTACTGCTTGTTGCTGTCATTCTTATGTTTTGACCAGCATCAAGAAGTGCAAAACCGTTAACATTGTTTGATGTTGGGCTTGTATTTGTTGTTCCTACTAACAAATAACCGTTGGAGTCGATACGAACACGTTCTGATATTGTTGACGAATTGTCAGGCGTTGTACCAAATGTTATTGCGGTAGCATTATCTCCTGCACCGTGGTCTGCTTCTGCAACAGCCGCTACATAAGCGTGAGCAGTACCTAAACTAGATGTTGCATCTCTGCCACAAAACTGTAAATAACCTAAAAACTGACCATTTCCAATTGTTGTGTCATCTCTAAAAATATTTATGTAAGCGGGGTTTTCTGATGGGTTTGAAACAGTCAATTGCGATCCAGTAACACCAGTAATTGCATTTGTAGTTGCAATTAAAAGACTACCATTGCTATCGAACCTAGCAACTTCTGCTCCGCCCTCTGCAAAGGCTATGGTGTCTGCGGCAGGAAAGAATATACCTGTATTAGTATCTGCACCCTGTACCGCTGGCGTACTAGCAGAGCCATCTACACCCGCTATGCCTGTTGTACCGTTAATCGTAATTGTCATGTTAGATTACCACCCATATTGCACCACTGTTAATAGTGACTGCGTATCCAGAATCAATTGTAATAGGCCCGATAGAGCCAGCATTGTGTGTACCAGTTATTGTAATGTTTTCTGCAATTGATTGAGCATTCCAGAAGATTGCCTTGTTGACAGCAGAACCTTCAAACTGACCACCAGTAGGAGTATCCCATGTTGTGTCATAGTTTGTGTTAGAGGCTTTCTTTAGATATTGCCCAGTGGTTCCACCAACAGCAACACCGGGGCCAGTAGGACCAGTTGCCCCAGTCGGTCCAGTAGGCCCTGTTGGACCCGTTGGGCCGGTAGGTCCTGGTGAGCCTGTCGGGCCAGGAGATCCTGTAGGCCCCGTAGGACCAGTTAACCCTGTTGGCCCTGTTGGCCCTGGTGGGCCATTAGCCCCGGTTGGGCCAGTAGGTCCTG